TTGAGGTGTGATTGCCTTGGTTCTTTGCTTGCTGTGCTATGTTTCCATTTTGCTTTAGTAAACCCTAAATCCAATTGCCTCGCTCTATTAATAACATTAGTAGAGTAATCTAATTGATTTTTAGCAATTAATTTAACTCTTTTTTTATTTATTGTATTTATTTTAGATAATTCAGTTTCTAAATAATTAAAATCACGCCCTTTGTTTATTGCTTCAAATACCGCCTCGCTTATTTTTTGTTGATATTGCTGTGGTATATTTGTAATTAAATCTATTTGCTGTTGTATTAAATTCTCATTAGCAATAACTAACCTTTTGTTTTCTTTGCTAAAATTAACAGTCAATTTATCAGATAGTAACTTAATATTACTATTATTGACTAATTTATTATGTTTGTCTATTTTATCAATAAATTTATTAGCAAGTAATGGGGCTTTTTTATTAAACAATTGCCCCCACTTTTTAAATAATTTCTTGATTAAATTATTTATTGTTTTGGGTGCTTTATCTAATGCTATTTTATGCTCTTGTTGCATATATTCTAATTTAATATTAATGAATACATCTTCAATCATCATATCAATTAATCGTTGTAATGCCCGTTTGTACTCAAGCCCAATGCTATTATTTGGCTTGATTGCTTTTAATTCTATGATTTTACTCATTGTTTTCAATTTCAATGTTATCAAGATTATCAGTATCTAAATTAGCATAACCATTATCTTCGTTGTTAGCAATAACTTCTCTCACTTCACTTGTAGATAATATACCCGCTTCTACTCTGTTTTTTTCAGCCTCAGAGTTAAATTTCTCTATTTGTGCTAATTCTAATTTATCAGCTTCGTATAATTGCCCAAATTTAATATCTATGTCATGGTCTATTTCAATACCCTCATTTAACATTATCATATGTAACATTGACATCAATACAGGTTTTGCCATACTTTCTCTGTAGTTTTCTACCAAATCATACCAGTTACGGTGACTGCTTTCATCATTCGTACTAAAACCACGGGGTGCTATTCCCAATAATTTCGTTGCTGGTACTTGTGTTATTGTACACAAGAACTCAATATACCTACTAAGCAAGTCATCAAGTCCGCTTACAGCCATTTGCGTTTGAATAACCTCTTCTTCGTCTTTTGCAAATATAAAAGCCCCGAAATTATCTCTACCATTAATAAATGATTGTATTCTTGCTTTTGCTTGGACTGGGTCTGTTAGTGCATCAGGTGATAAACCAACTAAGCAAAGATTGTATCTCTTGATTATTTCTTTAATCTCTTCTCTAATTTCTTCTACATCCATTACAGCCTGTAATATTTTTTGTGTTAGAGATATACCATAAAACCAATAAACAGGTTTAATAAGTGTAGGCACATGGTTAAATACTACCTTAATCATCCTACTTGAATGAGTTTCTTCGCCCATGACTGTGTATAATTCAGGCTTATAAAAGTCTTTCTCTTTCGGTTTGTTAAAATTTACAGCAACAGGACTACACCATTGTGGTTCTATCACAGTAAAATACTCAAGACTACCTTTTGTTATTGATGTAGCATCGTATTTTATTTTTTTGCTTTGCTTATTTTCATCGTTTTTTAGTTTAGTGAATATCTGACAACCACCTAGACTAACCGCTGTTAGTAATGCTTTATGTAAAATTTCCTTAACTTCGTATTCTTTTATTCTGTTATTTAACAATTTAATTAATTCGCTTTTATCTGAACCGTCCGTACTTACCAATTCAAATCCTCCTCGCATTATCTCGTCAGCATACACTTTACAAGCGTTGTATATCAATGGCACTTGTTGATATAATATCAATGCACCCCAACCTACGAATTGATATTCTTTAGTTAATTGAGTATCATATACCGTTTGATATAAATTACCGAACATCGCAGGATTGTTATCCATTGCCATATCTTGTGATGTGATTTGTGCGGTTTTTTGTTGGTCAAATGCAGTTATATATTTGTCATTAAGTTTATATTCTTTTTTTTCTTTGTTTATAGTTGCATATTGTTTTTTTATATTTTCTTGTTCTAATTGAGGTATTTCATACTCAATAGGAGCTATAAAAGTACTATCTTTGTGTAATTCTTGTAATATTTCTTTTATTTTTTTAAACATTCTTAACTCCAAAAATTAGGATTATTATATAATGCATTCAATGGCTTTTTAGCTTCGCTAATCTGTTTATATAAAGCATATCGCAATGCATCAATTAAATGATTGTTAGCGTCTATTATATCAGTTGTAATTTGACTTGTGTTCTTATCAATTTTGTATTTGTAGTTATATAACTCATATATCATATTCTTACAATTCGGATTAACTATAATTTGTTTGCCTTTGAGATACTCTATCCCAGCTTCTATACTTCCTTTACTTTTTGTAGCCCCTTCACAAGTTAGCCCATCGTGATTAAGTTGTGCTATACTATCAGGTCTCGCACTATCACAGTAAAATCGTTTATTAATAGCCTCTGGCATCTTTTGTTTAATCAATTCAGCATATTTAGTTATTAATAATTTATGTTCGTAAATTTCTCTATTAATATAAATTATATCATTATCTAATAGAAACACTTCAATAATTGCTGTTGGGTCTGTGCTAAAGCCAAAATCAAGCCCGTACAACGGATATACTTTGTTTTGTTTGTATAAAAAATCACGTGTGTTGTGAATAATGTCTACATTATCAATCTTAAAATGTCCTTTAAATACTACGTCCTCAGTCATGCTAATTGGCTTACCTAAATATATATGCTCATACTTTGCGTAGTCCTTTTGTTTCATGTACTCTATTTCAGCCAATGCGGTGTCAGATAAAAAAGGGTTGTCAAGATAATTTATTTCAATGCAAAGGCTGTCAGGAGGTGTATTAATAACAAATCTTTGATATGTGTCTGATTGTTCTTCTACGGGATTAAATGCTATTATTATTTGACTACCTGCTTTACGAACAGTCGGTATTAATACATCCCAATCGTGCGCTTTTATAGTATCAGCCTCTTCTACAAAGCATATATCAATGTCAGCCGTAGACTTTATCGTGTTTATATCTCTAGCTAAACCTTTAAATATAAACTTAGTGTTACAATTGTAAGATTTTTTACCTACAATTGTGTCGTGTTTGATTTCGTAAAAATCAGTTAAATTATATTGATATATCATATTTTTAAGTTCAGAATAAGTGCTGTCTTTAATACTTGATTGATATTCACGTGTTATTAATATCGTTTGGTGAGATAACATTCCTTGTATTAAACAATATTCACAAATTGCATGAGTCTTAGTGCCACCCCTTCCCCCATATAATATAATGTATCTATATTTGCCGCTAAACATAGGTTTGAGTTTTTTAGGAATATTAAAATTCATGATGCTACTATATTAATAACAGGGGCTTGTTCTTCTTGCTTGTTATTAATTTGTATATTCGTTTGAATTTGGGCAGGTTCTTTATAAAAAGACGCTATTTTGTCTATCGAAGCACCCAAACGTTGCAGTATCTTGCTTGCGTCATCGTAATTAATTATATTATTCTCTAAATCAAACACTAATTTATTAATAATGAATTTATTAACGTACAGTGCAGTGTTTTGCACGTCTTGCAAATCATTAATAATTTGCAACGCTTTACTAAGTTTATGTTTGACAACATCAGGACTCATTGTCTCAAGAGCAGGCACACTATCGTGAAGTCTGTCAATCTCAATAAAATTATTAACAGTTGCTTGAGTGATTTTTTTAATTTTACTCAATTTTTTCCAACCAAATTTTTTAGCTCTATTATGAATAGATTGTCTTGTCATGTCGTATTTTAGTTCCATTTCTTTTAAAGTCATGTCATCATTTTCATAATCGTGTCTTAAATCCTCGTTTGCAAATTCTGCTAAAGTTTTATTTACAGTTGCTACTTTCATGTTTACATTCTTTACATTTTAAAATCGTTTAAGTTATTGATATATATATATTATTATATAATAAAGTTTACATTTTGTCAAATATTTAAGTTTGTAAAGCTTAAAAATGTAAAAATGTAAAGCAAAATGTAAAAATGTAAAGATA